AAGGGCGGCAGCGTGAACATCCACGAAGCGCTACTGAAGACCCGCCACGACGTCGGGGTCATCGGCAAGGGCGACCGCAACACGTTCCACAACTACGCCTACCGAGGGTTCGAAGCAGTCCTCAACCGGGTCGGTCCAGCGCTGCTCGCCAACGAGATCAACGTGACCCCCGAGCTGAAGCAGCTCGACTCCCGCGACGTCACGACCGACAAGGGCAAACGGGCACGTGAGGTCACCGTCACCGTCGCCTACACCTACACCGGGCCAGAGGGTGACACGCGTGTCGCCGTGGTCGCAGGCGAAGCGTCAGACCTCGGAGACAGCGCGGTGTCCAAGGCGTTCAGTGTGGCGTTGCGGATCGCCCACACCCAGATGCTGCAGATCCCGACCGGCGAGTCGGACCCGGCCGGCAAGGGCGCGACCCGCGGGGTGGATCCGGTCACCAAGCTGAAGAACGAGATCTGGGCGCTCGCGGAGCAACGCGGGTGGATCGGTGAGGACCAGTCGTATGTCGCGCTGGCTGAGGACTTCGCGGTGTGGAACGAGGGCGCGGGCGACATAGCCGGCGCGGACGTGGACGCGCTGAAGGCGTACCTGACTCACCTGAAGCCGAAGACCACGATGCGGAGGGGGCAGCAGTGACCGACACCCCCACCGTCAACGACGTGGTCCGCAGGCTGGCCGAGCTGTCACGCATGTTGGACAACGCAACCGAGGAGATCGCCCGCCTGGACGAGGCGGCGGTCCGCGCGAAGGGCCGGCACATGGTGCTGTTCGCCCGCGAGTTCCTGAAGCAGCAGACCGGCTCAGTGGACGCGAAGAAGCAGACCGCGGTGCTGGCATGCGAGTCGGCGTGGCTGGACGCGGAGATCGCTGAGCAGCAGGTCCGCGCATGCCGGGAACGGATCAGGACTATTCGTGACCAGATCGAGGTCGGCCGCTCACTGAACAGCGCCATCAAATCCGAGTGGGCCGCTAGCGCTACGGGGCAGTCGTGAGGTGGGAGTGGAGGTGGGTCCGCTACCTGCCCGGCAACTGCGACGTCTGCGGCGGCAGCCAGCTCGTGACGCTGCGCATCGTCGGCCGCACAGTGGGGCCGGTCGTGGCGTGCCCGCACTGCAGCCACCCCGGCCCGCTGGAGTTGCTGGTCGCGTCGATGGAGAACCGGCCTGCGCCGGGCGGAGGTGCCGCGGCATGAGGCTCGCAGACGAAGACCAGGTAGACGACGCCATACAAGCGATCCTCAACCACCACTGGATCGAGCACATGCCGCACCTGACGTCCGCGCAGTTGGCCGAACTGTTGCCGGTGTTGGAGCCGGTTCAGCGGGCGCCACGCCGCAAGCCCACGGTCCCGAAGGAGTACCGCAAGCCGGCGCCGAAACGGGTGCGTGTGTCGGTGTTGCACTCGTCGGAGATCCCCGGCCCGGTCAGGAGCGCGGTCATCGCCCGGGACCTGTGGCAGTGCCAACGATGCGGGCGGTCCATCACCAACGTCCGCGCCGGTTTGCAGCATCGACGTCCGCGGCAGATGGGTGGCTCGAAGTTGCTGCACACGATGGCGAACCTGGTTGTGCTGTGCGGGTGGTCGGTGGATGAGGGGACCTGCACGGCGTGGGTTGAGGTGGAGGACCGGTTGGGTGCGGCCCGTGACGGGTGGCTGGTGCCGACGGGTGTGGCCCCGGAGGAGTGGCCGGTGCTGCGGTACGGCAAGGACTGGATGCAGCCGGGGGACATGTGGGTGCCGGCTTTGCCGCACCCGGACCAGATCGAGAGGGGAGCAGTCGCATGACCGAGAAGAACGCGAGCTGTATGCAGGGGTGCGACACCGAGCCGAGGGACGAGGCCGTGATGCCGAGCCCAGGTCAGTTGCTGCATTCGCTGCACGGCCTGGACGCGGACGAGCAGCGGGGCCTGATGCAGCGGCTGCTGGAGTCCCAGGAGGTGGCTCAGTCCTGCTTTGTATACGGTCACGTCGACCGGCTCGCAGAGGTAGATGACCTGCGTATCGAGAACACCCTGTTGCGGCGTGAGGTGGAGTTCGAAGCCCTCGGGGCGGACACGTTCAGCGGCGCTGACGCGGCGGTTGAGGGTGGTGACCCCACCCCATGACAAAACCGTACTACCAAGATGATCTTGTCACGCTGTACCACGGTGACTGCCGCGAGATCACCGAGTGGCTCGCTGCCGATGTGCTCGTCACCGACCCGCCATACGGAATCGGCTATTCGTCTGAGTTCTCCAGCCATCGACCGACTACTGGCCGGGCCGCATACCGCGAGGCAAAGGCGATCAACGGAGACGACGGCATAGCGTTGCGCGACTGGACGCTAACCGCCTGGGGTAACAAGCCTGCGCTCGTCTTCGGCCGGTGGGACGTGCCCCGTCCGACGGGAACAAGGGCGAGGCTCATCTGGGACAAAGGCAACTCGGCAGGCATGGGCGACCTGAGCCTGCCGTGGGGTCGGTCCGACGAGGAGATCTACGTCCTCGGCACCGGCTTCGTCGGTCCACGGACAGGCAGTGTGGTGAGGGTCCGAATGTTGACCCCTGGATCGCATTCAAGACCTGATCATCCGACGCCGAAGCCGGTGAGCTTGTTCGAACTGCTGACCGCGAGGTGCCCTGCAGGTGTGATAGCTGATCCGTTCGCCGGGTCCGGGCCGGCGCTACTCGCCGCCAGTCGTGCCGGCCGGCACGCGATCGGTGTTGAGATCGTGGAGCGGCACTGCGAGACCATTGCTCGCCGCTTCGCCCAAGGGGATCTTTTCTCGGGGGGTGTGGCATGACAGACACCGACTGGCGCGAGTCCGCCATCTGCAAGCAGGTCGACCCGCAGCTCTGGTTCCCCGAGAAGGCCGGCGACAACGGCGAGGAAGCGAAACGGGTGTGCCGCCGCTGCCCCGTCCGCAGCGACTGCCTTGAGTCCGCGTTAGCCGACGACGAGCAATACGGCATCTGGGGTGGCGCCAGCCCCGACGAGCGCCGCAAGATCCGCGCCCGCCGAGGCATGACCACGCAGCGTGCCTACCGGGTCCCCACCTCCGAGATCCTTCGGCTGCACGGCGTTGGCTGGAACGCGAAGAACATCGCCGGCGCGCTGCGGCTGCATGCGGATGTGGTGCGCCGCGAGATCCGTGTCGCAGCCGGTGAACCAGCCGTCGCACCCCCCACCGTGGAACCGCCCGTGGGGGTGGTCCGTCGCCGGCAGGCGCTCGCCACGATGGGCTACCGAATGACCGACATCGCCACCCACATGGGTGTCACCCAGCGGGTACTGACGCACAGCATCGCCCGCGGTCGGCTCACCGGCGAGCTGTGGGACAGGTGGTGCGCCACCTACCTCGCGCTGTCTGTCGAGGAAGGCCCGAGCCCGCATGCCGCGAAGCTCGCCCTCCGACACGGCTGGCTCCCACCCACAGCGTGGACCGCCGACACGATCGACGACCCGGACGCCGTCCCCGCGACCGAAGGAGCGGCGGCATGACCGACACGTGGCGGGACCACGCCGCCTGCAAAGGCGCATCGCTTGAGGTGTTCTTCCCGGCTGCCCGCGTGGTCCTCGACGAGGCGCGCGCGCTGTGCGCCAGCTGCCCGGTCCGGCCCGACTGTCTCGCCGAGGCACTCGACCTGCGAGACGTTGAGGGGTTCCGCGGCGGCAGGACCGGAGACGAACGCCGAGCCGAATGGTTCCGGCGCCGCCGCGTCGAGGGGCAGCCCACGCTCGGGGACGTCGACACCGTCCCCGTGGTGGGGTTGGTCCGCCGCAGGCAGGCGCTCGCCTGCATCGGATACAGCCTCTCCGACCTCGCTGGCCGTCTCAATGTCGCCGAGTCCACCGTGAACAGTTACGCCGCCCGTGCTCGGGTCCTGCGTGCCACGCACGACCGGTGGCGTCTGCTCTACGACCAGCTCCGCCACACCCCGGGCGGGAACTTCAAGGCGGAACGCGCCGCTGCACGGGCCGGTTGGGCGCCGCCTGACGCGTGGGACGACACGACCATCGACGACCCGGATGCTCGCCCAGCTACGGAACGGGAGATGTCCGCATGACCGTCGCCGAGATCCTGCGCCGCACTGACGGTGACGCCCTCGCTGTCCTCGTCGACGCGATCGGAGGCCTCGCCGCGTGAACGACCGCTCCGTCCGCCGCGACCAGGTGATCGCCAACTGTCCCACGGTGGACCGCCGCGAACACCGCGCCTACCTCGCCGTCCTCGACGCCCAAGACCTGGTGATCGCGGTCCGTGACCTCGACCCCCGTGAGGTGTGGGGCACGCTCGCCGCCTGGGGGCAGGAAGACCCGCTCAGGGTGTATGCGGTGGTGACCGCGTTGGCGGCGATGGTGCCCACCGACCGACCGGTCCGCGACATGCTCGCCTGGACCGAGCAGCTCACCCCCGAGGCGCACGGCGCAGTGCGTGCCGTAAAGCCCCGGGACACCACCCGCGACGAGCTGCTGAAGGCAGCCCGCGCCGCCTACGAACGCGGCTCCCGGGAGGAGTGGGTGGTGGAAGGCAACAGGGCCTACGACCGGGCCCGCAAGGCCCGCCACCGGGCCCGCAACCGGGCCCGCAACAACACACAGAGGGGAGCCGCATAGATGACTTGGTTCCGTGTCGACGACCGGCTACCCGACCACCGCAAGACCCGACGGGCAGGGACCGCCGCTATGGGGTTGTGGGTGCTCGCCGGGGCGTGGTCTTCCGGGCATCTGACCGACGGTTGGGTGCCTCGGGAGGTGGCGTTGCGGTACGGCACGACGCGGATGGCGGGGCGTCTCGTGGAGTCCGAGCTGTGGGTGGCGGGCGAGGTCGAGGGGGAGCCGGGGTGGTGGTTCCACGAGTGGACAGAGCACCAGCCGACCCGCGAACAGGTTCAACTTCGGCGCAAAGCTGATGCAAAACGACAGCAGAAACGACGCACTAGCACCGCTAGTTCTGAACGAGTCGAACCTGTGGACAGCTTATGGTCTGAGGACGAACTCGCAGGTCGCGAGTCTGCATCACGGCGTGACTCCGCTGCGAGTCACGGCATGAGTCACGGTGCCCCCGACCCGACCCGACCCGTACCTACTTCTCCTAACGGAGAAGTCCCTCCGGGGGACAGCGCTCAAACGATCGTCGGCGAATGGATCGACCGCTGCGCCAAGCGACCCCCCAAGAACGTCACCGGGCAGATCGCCCGACACGTCAAGGCGATGCTCGCCGAGGGCATCGACCCCGACGACATCCGCCGCGGGCTGGCCGACTGGATGACCCGCGACGTCCACCCCTCCGTGCTCCCCAGCCTGGTGAACACCGCCATGAACCGCATCGCCCGCTCCCCATCGCAGTCCACCTACCAGTCCCCGACCGACGCGAACATCGCAGCGTTCCTCGGGACAGACACCCCGCCCCAGCTGAGGGCTCTACCGGGAGGTGCATCGTGACCAGCGACCTGTCCGAGCAGAACATCAAGAAGCTGCTGGCGGTGGTCATGGCCTACGACAACCGCAAGCCAGGGGCGATGAGTGTCCTCGCGTGGGGTGAGGCAGCCCGCCGTGGCAGGTGGACGTTCGACGCCGCGCTGGAGGCGGTGCATCAGCACTACGCCACGTCGACCGAGTTCCTGATGCCGGCGCATCTGACGACCCTGATCAGGGCGAGGATGCGTGCCCCGCAGCCGGTGTCGGAGGCGGTCGCGTACCTGGAGGCGGCGTCGCCGGCGTCGGAGGAGACGCGGCGGCGGGCTATGGAGGAGATCCGGCGGTGTGCGGACCGGTTCAAGCTGCCGGGTGATGTGGCGTGAGCGCGGACGCCCTACCTCTCAAGCTGGAGCAGATGTCTGCCGACCGGATGCTGGAGATGCTGCGCAACCACTACCTTCCGCCGTACCGAGACCCGGCGGGGATCTTCGCGCCGGAGATCGGTGCCCCCGACGGCCGGCGGCGAGCGGACTTGATCTGGCAGCAGGTTGCGGGCGGCAGACGTGAGCTGGTCGGGCACGAGATCAAGGTGTCTCGCGCGGACCTGAAGCATGAGCTGGAGCAGCCGGAGAAGTGCATGTCGTGGAAGCGGTACTGCGACCGGTGGTGGCTGGTGGTGCCGGACCTGTCGATCGTGGACGGGTTCACGCTGCCTCCGGATTGGGGGGTGATGCTGCCGCCGTCGGGTCGCCGGACACGGACGATGACGGTGTGGCGGGCGGCAGCAAAGCTGGCTCCACCGACCCAGGACCCGGCGTTGCGGACCATCGCGATCTGGCTCTGGTACCGGCAGCGGGACGCTCTTGGGGCCACCCAGAAGGTCCGCATCGAGTATGAGGCGGCACGGATGCGTGCTGCGGACTTGCAGCGCCAGGTGGACGACTGGAAGGCGCGATGGGGGAACCAGGTCATCCAGTTCGGGGCGTCGTCGTGACGTCGTGGGCTGAGACACGCAGGCTCGCCGCCCTCGAGCTGGACCATGTGCGGCAGGAGGCGCAGCGGGTGGAGTGCCCCGAGTGCCTGGTCGCGTCGGGGGAGCGGTGCCGGAACGTGCACGACGGGCAACCGTTGGAGCGCCTGCCGGCGCATTGGAGACGTATCCGGGCAGCCGAGGAGACACCATGAGCGACGCCTACTACCACGCTTTCCGGGTCACGGTCTACGCAGGTGACTGCCTAGACGTGCTCGCGGATCTTCCGGACGCCTCGGTGCACGCGGTGGTGACGGACCCTCCCTACGGGCTGGAGTTCATGGGGAAGGACTGGGACAAGTTCGGCGGCGGCAAGCGTGCGAAGCCGGGCCTCGGCGAGCGCACGACCGAGTGGGTGTCCAACCGGGGATGGAACGAGATGCGGTGCCGTTCGTGCGGCCACCTCTCGCACGGCGGGAGCCCATGCCGCTGCGAGAAGCCGGACTTCGCCCGCGCTGACGACCGCTGGTCACTCTTCCAGGAGTGGTGCCTCAGGTGGACCGCCGAGTGCCTGCGGGTGCTGAAGCCGGGCGGTCACCTGCTGGCGTTCGGCGGTCCACGCACGTGGCACCGGCTCGCCGTGGCGGTGGAGGACGCCGGTTTCGAGGTCCGGGACAGCATGGCGTGGCTGTACGCGTCGGGATTCCCGAAGTCGCTGGACGTGTCCAAGGCGATCGATAAGGCCCGCCGGCGCGACTACGTGCTGGCCGCGGTCGAGCTCGGCCTCGAGGTGCCGGGCAACAACCTCCACGACTGGACCAAGGCCGAGCACAGCCCCGGCGATGCGTGGTGGGAACGGTTCAAGGCGCACCTGTCGCCTGAGCAGTGGGGCACGCTTGAACGCCGGGTCGTCGGCCAGCGCGAAAAGACGGATAGCTACGGGCCGGCAGCGGGTAACACGGTGTATGGGTCCGGGCCGGACCACGCTGGCATTCAGGTCATCACAGCTGCGGCTACGCGCGAAGCCGCCACCTGGCAGGGTTGGGGTACCGCGCTGAAGCCGGCGTTCGAGCCGATCGTCGTCGCCCGCAAGCCGCTGGACGGCACGGTGGCCGCGACGGTGCTGGAGCACGGAACGGGCGCGCTGAACATCGACGGGTGCCGGGTGGCCGGTGAGTCCACGCGGCGCACCAATACCGCGGTCATGGGCTACCACGGCGGCAACCTCGCGCCCTTGACCGGCAGCGACACGGGCCGTTGGCCGTCCAACGTGGTCCTCACCCACGCAGCCACCCCGGACGGTGTCGACCTGTGCGCTGACGGGTGCGTGGCTGGTTGCCCCGTCACCGAACTAGACCAGCAGAGCGGTCTCACGAAATCCAGCACGGACCCGGATCGGTTCAATGGCCGTAGAAAGTTCACCTCGACGGCTTACGCACAAGACGCGCACACACAGCAGATGTCCAGCGGGAAGGCTGTGGTCTACGGCGATAGCGGCGGCGCTTCGCGGTTCTTCCCGGTGTTCCGGTTCGAGGCCAAAGCCCCGGCCGCCGAGCGTCCGCGCGTGGATGGGGTAGCTCATCCGACGGTCAAGCCGCTCGCGTTGATGCGGTGGCTGGTCCGGCTCGTCACCCCGCCCGGCGGTGTGGTGTTGGACCCGTTCCTCGGGTCGGGTACGACGGCGCAGGCTGCCCGCGCTGAGGGGTTCGAGTGCATCGGTATCGAGCGTGATGAAAGCTACTTGCCGTTGATCCGCGCCCGACTCGACGCCGGCGGCGACGGAGACCTGTTCGGGGGTGCAGCGTGACCGTCTACTTCAGCGACGACACCCTCACCCTGCACGTCGGGGATGCGCGTGAGGTGCTGGCCACGATGGACGCAGGCTCGGTCAACTGCTGTGTGACCAGCCCGCCCTACTTCGGACTGCGGGACTACGAGGGCAACCCCGGCCAGATCGGCCTTGAGGAGAGTCCGGCCGGCTACGTGTCTGCGCTGGTCGCCGTGTTCGCGGAGGTGCACCGCGTGCTCGCCGACGACGGGACGCTGTGGCTCAACCTCGGCGACAGCTACAGCGGCTCGTGGGGTAACCAGGGCCGGAAGCTGGAGCGGGGCAGCCAACGCCCGATCAACGCGCCGATGTTCCAGCCGGTCCACGACGGCAGGTACGGCGACCCTGCAGCGTCTCGCACCGGGGTGATCAAGCCGGGCGCACCGCCGGCGAAGAACCTGTTCGGGATCCCGTGGCGGGTTGCGTTCGCCCTGCAGGACGCGGGCTGGATCTTGCGGAACGCGATTGTGTGGCACAAGCCCAATGCGATGCCGGAGTCGGTGACCGACCGGCTGTCGACGCGCCACGAGATGCTGTTCCTGTTCGCCAAGGCTCGACGCTACTGGTTCGATCTCGACGCAATTCGGGAGCCGCACGCCGAGTCCACGATCGCGGCCGCACATCGAGCACGCCGACCGTACAAGGCACCCGGTCAGAGGCCGAACACCAAGAGCCGGCCGCTCGGCGAGAAGGGTGCGAACCCCGGCGACATGTGGTCGATCAACAACCGGCCGCTGTCCGATGCCCACTTCGCCACCTTCCCGGTCGAGCTGCCCCGCCGCTGCATCGCGGCCGGTTGCAAGCCGGGCGGGACCGTGCTCGACGTCTTCTCCGGGGCCGGCACCACCGCGCTCGCTGCGCAGCAACTCGGTCATCCAGTGATCGGCATCGACATCAACGCGAGTTACCACGACATCGCTCTGAAGCGGATGGCTACCGCGCCGCTGCCGTTCGATGAGGCGTCGTGACCGGCGACTGGCGTGTCCTGCTCGCCGCATCCCGCCGGCCGGTGTCGGCGGGGCAGGCGGTTTGGGACGGCCACTGGCTCCGCTGGCTGGCGATAGCCCGCCGATCCGGGCGCACCCTCAACCAAGCGGTCCCGGTCGCTTACACGCGCACTGAGGCCCAGTACGGGCCTAGGCCGACACAACCAGCAGAGGAGAACCAGACATGACCCGCATCTACATCGCTGGGCCGATCACTGGCCGTCCCGACCTGAACCGGGCCGCGTTCGCTGCTGCCGCTACCCAACTTCGCAAGCTGGGGCATGACGTGGTCAACCCCCACGACATCCCCCCACGCCAGCACTCCGGCCCGTGCCCTGCCTCGTATGCGGTCAACGTGGAGGACGGGCACTCCGCGGCCTGCTACCTACGGCCCTGCATGGCAGCCCTGTTGACCTGCGACAGGGTGTACATGCTGCTGGGTTGGACCGACAGTGAGGGGGCATGCAAGGAGCACGAGCTGGCGGGGTGGGCGGGTATCCCGGTCACGTACGAGGAGGACGAGTGACCTCAGTTGGCCTGCTCGGCGCGGCGAGCCCGGACCTCGTGGGCGATCATGCGGAGTCGTTCGCGGCTCATGCCGGTGATGTCCATCAGGGTCTTGTAGGGGACGTTGTTGTCGAGGTCGTCGGTGATGGCTTCGTGGAGGGCTTGGACGGCTTGGGTGTCGGCGTCGCGGGTGCGTTGCCGCCGTACGTAGGCAGGCTTGGTGCAGGTCTTGGGGGGTTCCATGGTGTCGAGTATGGCACCGTGGGGTGCCCATGCCAATGGGGGCTTGCATGCCAAGCCGAGTTGGCATAGACTGGGTACAGCAAGCAGGACAGAGACACCAAGGAGGCAGAGATGGCGAACGAGGACCAGGGCCTGGAGGACCTGACCACCGTGTCCGGGAAGCTGCTGGGTCGGCTGGCGGACGCCGCGCCGGACGTGGCGGCCGACATCATCAACGACCTGCCGGCCGGGCAGCAGCAGGCGGCTCGGGAGGCGGTGTCGACCGGGCGCTGGTGGAACAAGCTGGGCTGACGGTTCGGGGCCCGTGTCAGAGCGGGCCCCACCCACCCGCAAGATCGAAACGAGGAGACATGAGCGACGAGCACTTCGCGGTCAGCGCCGAGATGACCCAGGGCGACTGGAACGCGGCCGCCACGCTGGCGCAGGCGATGGCCAAGCGGTCCTTCCTGATCGAGTACACGAAGGGATCCGGGTACCGGCGGCACTTCGACCGGGTGACGGGCGAGTCGCCGGCGGCGGTCGTGGATCAGTTCATCGACCAGACGACCAACACCAACGTGCAGCAGGTGTGGCAGCCGGTGGAGTGGCGAGGCTAGACCCCCTTCCTGTACTGCGAGAGAGGCAAACAGAGATGCGCGCGAAGGTCACAGTCCACATCGAGTTCGAGACTGAAGTCACTGACGACCCGGACTGCTACGAGGGCGCGGACACGCCGGCTGCGCGCATCGCGAAGGAGCAGGAGTACCTGTCCGAGGACGGCGACTACCTGTTCCAGGCGCTTCAGATGGCGACGTATCGAGCCGACGTGAAGGTCACCCCGCTGACCAGCGACCTGTGCACGGTGGACGAGTGCCCGGCTGCGCCACGCTGCTCGTCTGGGGCCACGGTCTGGCACGCGAAGACGGACGCGTGCGCTGTCGACTGGCTGGGGGCGTGATGGTTGATCTGTGGCAGACGACGTCTCCTCGCAGAGTCGGTGCTGGTCATGTGGATGACCGGGGCTACGTGGTGGGGGCGGGGGCGAAAGGGTCGGTGTCGGAGCGGCGGCGGGCGGCTAGGTTCGTGGCCAGCTCAGCGCGGGATGCGGGGGATGCCGCTCTGCTGCTTGAGGCCCTCGGGTTGGAAGCGGTTGAGGGCAAGAGGACGGAGCAGGTGGCATGAGCGTGAAGCGGGTCGCGCGCGTAGCCCTGTTGCTCGCCGTGCTCTTCACCCTGTCGGGTTGCGGGTGGGTGGTGTCCACGGTCAACTCCAACGTCGTGACCTGTGTGTGGGACGACGACACCAGCAAGGTGAAGACGGTCAACTTGGATCCGTTCGCGGCTCAGTTCCTTGAGCCGGGGGATGACTGCCCGGAGAGTGACCGATGACCGAACAGCGCATGACCGAGCTCGACGACGCGATCGAGCAGGTTCTCGACAAGTACATCCCGGACTCGATATGGCGGATACAGGCACGTAACGAAGTGTGCGCGTTGATCGGGCAGGCCGGGTACGACGTGTACGCCCGAGTGGCTGAGCCGGACGACCCGGCGTCCGCTCTTCGAGCGGCCCTGCTACGGGGAGTGGTGAGACACTGATGGGCTCGCAACGACTCTCGCCACGATCGGTGCGTCGCATTGCCAAAGCAACCGGTGAGGAGATTGCGTTCGCGGTCGGCCACGGTGGAATGGTGCATGAATTCGTCACCGAGGGCCACCGCCACGGCTGGTTCAACATCAAGTCGGGGGAGTGGGGATGGGACGAGGACCCTTTGCACTTCACCAGTTGCGACAGGTGGCTTCGTCGGGGCACGACCCACGTGGAGGGCGCATGACGGGCCTGCTCTGTGTCTGCTGCTCCACCCCGAAGAAGCCCCGTCGCGCCCCGGACGGCTACCGCACCTGCAACTCGTGTGCGGACCGGATCCGGGAGGTGCTGGTGGAGATCCCCGCCACCTACGCCCGCCTCACGGATGTGGAGGCCCTGCTACCGGGGTCCGGTGATGAGGGTCGCCGCGGGCCCGGGTTCGGCAGCAGGAGCCCGGCGAGAGACATCGTGATCGCGGTAACCGACCGCCGCACCGTGTGGGCGGAAGACTCCCGCCTCCACCACCCGCCGGCGATCTTGAACGGGTGGGCCAGCATGGTCCGCGACCAGGTCGGCGAGAAACCGCCGCCCGGCCCACCCATGTGCAACGTCGAAGCCGCGCTGCTGGTCCGCCGCCTCGACCACGTCACCCGCCAAGAGTGGGTGGCGGACATGTGGCGTGAGCTCCGCGAAGTCGTCAACGAGCTGCGCACCATCGCCGGTGAACCCCGCCCCACCCCGGTCGGCCACTGCCCCACCGTCGTCGACGACGTCACCGGCAAGGTGTGCGGTACACGCCTCTACGTGCAGCAGGGCACGGACACCATCACCTGCCGGGGCTGCGGCAGGCAGTGGGAGCGACGCGAGTGGCTTCACCTGGGTAGGACGATGGGAGCGATAGCGTGACAAACGGCGGCCAAGGTGGCGGCGGGGTGGCCTTGGGGGCAACGCTCGCGGCTATCGACGAACTCGCCGTCGATGTGTGTGGGCAGTGCGACCGACCGCTCCACCCGGGCGGCCCATCCATCGACTTCTGCGACGCTGCGTGTCAGGAGGCGTGGACGCGTCACCGGAACGAGGTACAGGAGCTGATCGGGTATCAGGAGCCGACCGACCTGTCTGCCCACGTCGGTAACCAGCGGGAGATGGAAAGCCCGGAGACGACCCCACGCTACGGCGAGTGGCCACGCGAGTATCCCGTCGAAGTCTCCGTGACCCGCGACGAGGTCACATTCCTCGACGGCTTCGGCCGCGCGATCCACCGTCGATGGGACGCGACGGCCCCGGCAGCGCCGACCGTCGAGTTCCGGGTGTGCTCGGGCGACTTCGCAGCTGACGTCACGGAGGTCAGGACGCGCTTTGGTGGGCAGGTGGCCCGCCTGGAGGTCCCCAATGGCGCCATCGCGGAAGGCCTCGACCTGTCGGCGCTCCCCCCGCTCGTCGAGCAGCGCGTAGCGGCAGGACACGACCTGAACAACGCGCTTCGAGTGGCGTTCGCATGCCTGGTGGACGAGCACTACGCCAACTACCGCCGCCGGTGGCTTGTTGGCCTTGACCAACACGGCCAATTGACGCCAGTCGCTGAACATCACCGTGGCCAGCCCGGAGCGCCCGATCTGGACTTCGACCCGGGGCGAGTCGGTGCCGCTCTGCGGGCGACTTTCGGTCGCTGAAACACCTGCTCACTCCATCTACACTGGACCCAGGGGTTAGCGCAGGGAGGTAGCCGCATGACTGCCGGTGGTCAACCGTGAGGGCCATCCTCGTCAGCGACGAACTGACGTTGATGGACCGCCCCGCGCTGGCGCAGTGGTTCGGCCGCTCGATCCACACGATCCGCGCCAGGTGCCCGGTCCACTCCTACGACGAGCAGGGACGCGCCATGTACGACGTCGGCGAGTGCGAACGCATCCTCATGACGATCCACCGCAGCGGCCGACACGCCGCGTGACCACCGGCTTGACAGCGCGCGATAGCACCCGCATTATGCGAGCATGTTGTTACCTGTCACAGCAGGTGACACACCCATCGAGGCCCCCCAAGCGGGGGCTTCCGTCATGTGTAGGGCAGGTGAGCCCCGTGACTGTCCGTGCCCCCCAAGACTCTGAGATCGCCGGCCTAACAGCCACGATCCAGTTGACGTGCGCCCGCATCGACGCCGCCCTGGACAGCGGCGACCGGCGGGCGTTTCGGGTGTGGTGCGGGAAGCGGGCATCGCTGTTGGCTCGAGCGCAGGCACTGCTCGCCGACACTCTCACAGGCCCGTGAACACCGACACCAACCAACAGTATCGCTGGTGCATCCACTGCTGGGCGGACTGTTGGCCAGCCCCTGAAGACCAGCAACACACCCTGTCCTGCCCCACCAACACAGGCGTCTACCCCGTCCAGACCGCTGATGCAGGCTGCACCGCATGCCATGTGCGGCTACAGCCTGGTGACGTGTATGTGCTGACCGGCTCGGGGTTCGTGGTGTGTCTGGGCTGTGGAGCCGCAGCTGCACCCATCAACGACCCCCACACACGCTAGACATCCGACGAATAGGGTACTCAGCTGGGTGTCAGGTGCCACCAATCCCCGGGCTGAGACCACACCAGCAGCGCTAGACAGCGGAGGACTAGGGCATGCCAGGCAACTGGGAAGGCAGCGACCGAGCATCACGCCTACCCTCAGACTGGCCCCAACGCAAGAAGCAGGTGTGGGCCAGAGACGGCGACATCTGCCACCTGTGTAGCCAGCCAGGCGCCGACCGCGTAGACCACATCCAGCCAGGCGACAACCACGACATCACCAACCTAGGGCCAGTGCATGACGCCAACCCGCCGCACTGCCACAGGTACAAGTCCTCACAAGAGGGCAACACCGCACGCAACACGTTGAGGGCCCAACTCGTCCTACCGAAGAAGCAGCATCCAGGCCTGATCCAACCCTGAGGCACGCTATTGCGCGTCAACCTCCAATGTGATATTGGGGGGCGGGGTCCCCTTCCCCCGGGCCTACAGCCTTCC